GGGGGAGAGAACCTCGCTCTCAATGGAAACATCGCCCCAGCTCGCCCGCAAAGCCGCATCCTCGGCCTGCGCGTAGATCGCGCGGCCTGCCAGCCATTCCGCAACAGTGGACGGGACAAGGCTCACGGGGCCTCCAGCGAGGCAAGCCGTGCTTCGAGGATTGCGATGCTGCCCTCAAGATCCGCCTGCATCGCCGCCTGGGCCGCGATCAGCCAGAACGCCAGCTGGTCGGGCCGCACGCCGTAGCGGTCGCCCGCTTCCAGCGTGACGCGGGTTTCGCCGGTCGGCTGCATCTCGGTTTCTTCATAGGGCTCGTCGACCTCGACCATCGCGGGCTGGCCCGTTGCGGGATCGATCAGCGTGCTGGGCCGCATCACCTTGCGCGTCTTGGTGACGGTGACCTCGGCCATCACCGGCTCGGTCTGCTCCTCCCACTGGTCGTAGCAGCACCAAGCGTAGCGCTGCCAATCCAGCCCTTCGTCTTCCAGGATTGCAAAAGCCCGCTGCGCCCTGACACCGAAGTGCAGTCGCGCGCCGTCCTCGCCCTTTTCGGCGACTGCATCGTTCCACTGATAGATGCCGAGCTCGGCAATGATCCGCTTGGCTGCGCGCAGCTCGGCGGCGTTCAGTTCGCCCCGCCAGTGCTTCTCGCGCTCGTCGGATGTGACCGTGGGCGATGCCGCGAAGTACGAATTGTTTATGCGCAGCGAGGCGCTCGCCAAATTCTGTGTCGCGTCGGCGCCGGGGAGGATGTGCCCGCTGGTATTGATTGTAAGAACGGGCGTGAAGCTGATTGCACTGCCGGCATTCCCAGAAGCGGCAGAGAACCAAAGATGCTGGCCGTTTGCCTGGATGTATTGGGTAGCGTGACCGTTGGTTTTGTAAACGTAGACGGCGCCGTTGAAGAACCAGTTGGCACCCTGATAACTCTCATTGCCAGTCGACGCGAACGTCGCTCCACCGATATCTAGAGCCTTGAAGCTGCTGGCCCACACGCTTGGATTGACGCCAATGCCGACGTTTCCTGCGGCAGGTTGCAGGACTATGTTGTAAGCGGTGGCAGTGCCATCAACGCGCTGAGACTGAAGCCAGGTGTTGCCAGTTACCCCGTGCGTACCGACTAGCAGGCCATAAAGCCCATTTATGCCGAATAGTGCGGAAGCACCGGCAGGGAGAGCGCCGAGCGTCGGGGCTGCCACGCCAACCGCATCAGTCTGAAGCAACGATGCTAGTTTTCGCGAAATGACCCCCGCATCGCTCCAAGTGAAACGGTCCACGCCACCAGACACCAAGGAGGCGGTGTTCGAGCCAGAGCGAACAATGCCAGTGTCCTGGTCGTTGACGAACCGAAACGCCGGCGTCGCGGCAGAGCCGTCCGGGAACAGGCCCGCGCCGATGCCGTCGCGAACTTGGCCAAAGCTTCCCAGGAGCTCGACCGCATATTCCAATGCGTCGATCGACCGGCTGGCCGTCGGCAGGATGGTATAGGCCTGCAAGTTCAGCGTCGGCCCTTCATAGACAGCCCGCAGCCGCAAGCTGTCATTGTCGAGCACCTCGGCAATCTCGACGAATACATTGTCGGGACGCCGGATCGCATCGCCCCCGCGCACTTTGTTTGTCAGCCAGGCGACACCGGTGCCGTTGATGATATCGCTGTTATTGGTCCAGTTGACCGCGCCGACATTATACCATTCTGCCATTGGGCTGCTCCTTAGCTGAGCTGTTCGTTCGAGGTGAGGATGATCCGCTGGTTCAGGCTGTCTTCCAGGCTGACCGTCGAGGTGAGGCCGCTGACCGACCGGGTGATCAGTCGCGCGCGATAGGTGAAGAAGGCAGTGCCGCCAGTATTGTCGGTGAAGCTCGCGTTGCCGCTGACCCTGATACGGGCGCTGCCAGGCTCAGCCGCGCCAAAGCCGTCTTCGCCAAAGGCCTCGCCGTTGAACGTGTATTCGCCGACGAAAGCCCAGGCCCCGTCGCCTAGGCGGCGCTCGAGGCGCAAGGTCGCCTGCGGTGTGCCCGAATAGGCAAACGCATCGGTGATCTGCACCAGGCGATCGTAGATATACCCGACCTCGACCTGCTTCGGATTGCCTTCGGTGCGGAACGGCCCGATGGCCGTCATCGCGTCGCTGGCGGTCGATGTCGCCTCGTTGGTGTTGCTGATCACCTGCGATGCGAAGCGCAGGCCCCACAAGCCTTGGCCGCCGGTGTCGAGCCAGAAGCTGGCGTCGGTCTCGTTGCACAGGTTGATGGCGCGGCTCGGTCCGAACCACAGCACGAACTTATTGTCGACGCCGAAGCCCAGGCCGATGACCAGCATCACCGTACCATTGTCCATCTGCAGCGTGCCGTTGCGCAGCCGCAGCTTGCCACTCGAATCCGCGCCGAGATAAACCTCGCCCGTTACCGGATCGACCAGCTGGAAGATGTCCATCAGGAATCTCATGATCGACGCCGTCGGCGACGCGTTCACGCCAAAGCCCGTGATCCGGCCATTGATGTCGATCTTGAGGCCGTAATTGGCCAGCAGCCCGTCGATGATCTCGAGCGATTCGAGGATCGTGGTTTCGTTATCACCGACGCGGCCGCTAAGCTCGGTCACGCTCTCGACGATCAGGTTGTCGGCTTCCTGCCAGATCGTCTGCGCCTGGTTGATCGCTGCCTCGATCGCGATCGGCACCGCCGCCAGCTGCTCTTCCAGACCGCCCAGCAAATCGAACGTGGTGTCGCGATCGTCTTCAAGGCCGTCGACCCGACCGATTGCGCTGCTCAGATCGCCCTGCGTCGTCTCGATCGCCGTGTTGATGCTGCCGATCGCAACGGTGGTGCTCAGGCTCAGCGAGTTCAGCTGCTGCACGACGCCGGTGCCGGGAGTGAGCACAACACGGTTAAGCTCGCTGATCTGGCCGATCGCATCTCCCAGCTCTGCGCCAAGCGCAATCAGGCTGGATGCGACAGCCTGCTTGTTTGCTGTAAAATCGGTGACGATCTCTTCGCGGAAGAACGCGACATCTCGAAAGGCTTTGCGCGCGTTGCTATCGGTCAGCGCCACCGCTTGCAGCATCCGATTGGCCAGGCCCTGCAGATCGATATCGTTGATCCGCCCGACCGTAGCGCTGCGCTGCAGCCCTGCGGTCAGCCGCCCGTCTATATTGGCGCTGGTCTGCTCGACGTCCTCGACCCGCGCACCGATTGCTTCCAGATCCTCGCCCTGCTGCCCGATGGTCGATTCGATCTCGCTGAAGCGCAGGCCGCTCGTCTCCTGCTCGCTCGAAAACGCTTGGCTTAGATCATCGATTGTCGTCAGCAGCGTGCCAAACTGGCCTTCGAAGCTCGCCTGAAGATCCGTCAGGTCCTGTGCGACTGCGCTGATGTCATCCGCGAGCACGACACTCTGTGCGGTCAGCCCGGCGACCGATCGACCGAGCTCGACCTGCAGCGCCAGCCCGAACTCGGCCACCAGTCGGATGCGACCGTCCTGCTCGGTGATCCGCGTGCCCAGTTCGTTGCGGGCAATGGCGATAGCCTGCACCTGCGACCGCTGAGCGCGATCGCTCAGAACCAGGGCGATCAGGTCCTTTTCGGCATTCTCTTCCTGTTGCAGCTGCACCAGGCGGGTGGTGGTCACCGAATTGCGGATCGTCGCTGCATCCGGAACCGTCTCGAGCAGCTCCTCGGCTTGGCTGACCCGCGTATCCAGCGCATTGAACTCGGTCGAACCGACCTTGTCGCTGATCTCCCCCTCGAGCGCGTCGATCTTTTCTTCAGCCGTGTTGACGCGAAGCGACACCGTGCTGAGTTCGCTTGCCGACGCACGGCTGATGATGAAGGCGTTCAGGCCATCGATCGCGATTTCTGCTTCGTTCAGGCGACTGAAAACCATCTCCAGATCGGCAATCTGGCTGGGGTCGAACGCCGCGAGTGCAATCTGCTCGTTGACGTAATTGAACGACGCCTTGAGGTTGATGCTGGCCAGTGCGCCATCCAGCGTGATCTCAGCCTTGCTCAGCCGCTCGCGTGTCTGCTCGACCGAATGGATGCGCACCTGCTTGGTGACCGGGTCGACATAGAAGCCGCCATCGCGGAAGAGCTCGCGCGTGCGCGACGATTCCGACAGAAGGAAGGTCGCGGTCGCGGCCAGGCGCGCGATGCTGTCATCGGCCTGGCGCAGCGAAGACGCGGTTGCTGCCCCGATGTCCGCTGTCGTGACCCGGCCCAGATTGATCGGCTCTGCATCGGGCAGCTCGAGATAATCGAGCTTGCCGTTGCGGAAAATCAGAGCACTGTTCAGCAGCTGGCCCGGCGGGCGGACGTTGCCAGCGGAGTCGCGGATATAGCCCGGATAGGGATCGCCAGGCACGTAGGTTAGCGGATCGGGGATGACTGCGCCGGCAGTCGCATTCGGTTCGGCCGGACGAAGCGATTCGAACAACACCCCGTCATCAAGACGGATGCTCTCGGCAATCTCGCTCTCGCTGTGCCGGCGGTTATTTGCCTGGAAACCGACGCGGCGGCGGTAGTGCGGCGCATAGGCCCGTTCACGCCCGATGAACTGACCTTGCAACACCGCTGCACCGCCATTTCCGAATGTCCAGGGAAGCAGGCGGATGACACCTTCGGGTGCAGCAACCCACATCAGGGAAGATCCCAGCGCCAGGCGATCGATCAGTTGCGCGCCTGTGGTCGTTTCATCGCCGACGTGAATGCCGGCTGCTGCGGGGCGAAGCGCCGTAGCTGCGATCCTGTCTGCCACGGGCGGTCCGGAGAAGTTGGCAGAGATGGCATCGATCAACGCGGCAGCAGCCATAGCACCGCCAGTACCCGGCGTGCCTACGAAGTCAGCCGTCAACGGCCCGCTTGGCTCCGTCCACCATTTTGCACAGGCGATCGAGGGGGCCACCACCCCTCCGCCCTGGACGGGCGTGCTGGCCTGCAGCGCGGCAAAGGTCGCCGCGATGCTGCCTTGCCAGGCCAGCACCGTGAACGGCCCGCCACGCCCCTTGTCGCGCAAGGCCGTCCAGCTGGAGAACGGAAATGCCGGATCACCGAATTCATAGATGCTGTTCGCTGGATCGAGCAGCCGACCTTCGACATTGAAGACAAAGCCCCAGTTGCGCCGCTTGGTTCGCCCCTCAGCCTCTTCGCCGCCTTCGATGCCGCCATTACCTGCAAAGCGTGTGGTGCAGACGGGTTTATCGAGACGGGTCGAGAGGTCCGCAATCGTGAGGGTGAATACCCCGTCGGCAATCGAATCTCCGACGACCGTACCTGTAAACAGCCGGGGAAAGACGTCGGCATCCTCGGGTCCGGCGTCGATCGTGATTGCGGCATCTTTCCAGAAATAGCCTGCCAGGCTTTCGAAGACCTGGGCCTCGCCAGGTGCAATCTGGATGCGGCTGGCTTGCGGGACGGTCTGCCCGGTAAACCCGTCTTTCCCGAAACCTATCCGGGCTGCAAAGCGGGGAGCAGCAACGAGCCCCGCCTTGTAATGCTGCCCATTCTCCTCGCGATAATAGCTGCGCTCGCGCGCCCCACCGGCAAAACGCAGCGTCACCAGGCCCGCTGAAGCCGGATCGCGAGGACGAAGCTCGACCCAATGCACCCGGCTCATTTTAGGTTCACCGATCGCGCAATCGCGCCCAGGTCGATACCGGCGTTGCCGCCACCGCCACCCGCAATGTTCAGTCCGTCGAGCGTGAGCAGGTTGCGGATGCCAGCATTGATCTCGGCCAGGATGTCGTTCTGCTCGTTGCTGAGCTGGTTGGCCGTCGCCAGCTGCCGGTTGGTCTCTGCAGCCGCTTCCTGAGTTCCGCGGATCCGGTCATTTTCGATCTGGATGATCCGCTCGGCGCTGGCGATCGCCTGCGCGCGATCGGAGGCGTATTCGCTGCCGGCAGTGCCATAGGCATCGCGCGACAGCTGGATCAGGCGACGATTGAGGTCGGCCAGGCGATCGGCGGCACCATCGATGCCCTTGGCGGCATCGGCCTCGGCCTTGCTGATCTCCTCGAGCAAGCGCTGGCGACGCTCGGACAAGGTGCCCTCGGCCAGGTCGCCGAACACCAGGTCGTTGAGCAAGTCCTGCAATGCGCCGACGCGGTCCTCCAGGATGCTCTCGATCAGCTTGGACCGTTCCTCGGCGTTGATCCGCTCGATCTCGAGAATGTCGAAGCCATAGTCGCGCGCGATGCGCAGGCGCTCGTCAGCCTGGCGATCGAAGTCGCGCACTTCCTTCCGGATCTTCCCGCCGATGCCGTCGAGCAGCTCCTCGACGTCGCGGACTTTGAGCGCTTCCTTGATCGCCTTGTCGACATCAGGGTTGGAGTTGAGCGCCTTCTGGATAGCCGCTGACAGGCCCTTGATCGCTCCGTCGCTGATCGCATCGCGCAGTGCGAACGCAACCGCCGCTTCCTCGTCCTGGCCGAAATCGACCGCGCCGCGCTTCGTCTTGGTCTTACCCGAACCGGTGGTGTCGACCCGGAAATTCTTGCCCCGCTGGCCGATTGAAACAGCAAAGCTGCCGATCTCGGCGTCGAACTCCTCGGCGATCTGGCGCAGGCGCTGCTGAACGCTGCCTGCCAGGCCGAGCGATGCCTGGATGCGTTGCTGGTCGTTTCCGCGCGAAGTCGCGTCGCCGTCAACGCTGGTGATGGTCGCGGATCCGCGCTTGGTCGGCTTCAGCGCCTGGCCAATCAGACCACCGGCGATTGAGCCGATGATGTCGCCGCCGGGAATGCCGGTCGCGGCACCAAGCGCGCCACCAAGGGTCGATCCGGTCTTGGAGTTGCCGATACCCAGCGCATCCATGATCTGGGAATTGCGATACCCGGCCACTGCGCCGTCAAAGGCTCCGCCGAGCGTCTTGGTGAGGCTCTCAGGCAGGCCCTTGACCTCCTTAAGCGCACCCAGCGCCGCACCGACGGGGCCAGCCTGGACGTAACCTGAAAGTGCGCCCGAGAGCACACCCTGCAACCCAGCGAAGAACTTGACGCCAAGCGTGCTGTCGAGCGATCTGGCAATGCCGCCGATCATCCGATCGATCAGCTTGTCGAAATACTCCTGGGCGGTCGGGTCCGTGATCGGATTCCGGCTTTCTGCCTGCACAACGATCGTGCCGTCAGGTGCAACCGGGCTGGCAGGCGCATCGCTGGCACCCGCAACAACAAGGCCAGGATTGGCAATACGATAGGCGGCCTGCGCGATCTTGTCGGCAGCATCGTCCATTACATTGGCCAGGCGCACGCTGGCGACACCCGGCTTCTCGAGATCCTGCGCCAGGCGCTCGCTCTGGGCCTTCAGGCCGACGCGACCGTTCAGGAAGTCCTGCATCTCGCGCTCGATCGGGCCGAAAATCTGCTCGGTGATGATCCGGCTCTGCAGGCGGCGGAAACTGGTCTGCAGGTTGTCGAGGAAATCGCCGACATTGCCGCCGGACAGCAGATCCTCGAGCGCCCCGCGCGCATCGTCGATCGTAGTGAGATAGATCGAGAGCTTGCGGTTGCGCTCATCGATCAGGATGTTGATCTCGCGCTCGGCCTCGACTTGCGCGAGGATGGCCTCGCGCTGCTCGACCGTCAGCGCGCCGTTGCGTTCTTCGTACTGCTGGATCCGCTGCAGCGCCTCGGCTTCGGCCTCGCGGCCCTGCAGGACCAGCATCATCTGCTCGAGCTGGCGATCGCCAGCCTCTTCCATCTCGCGGAATGGGCGCAGCAGCGCATCCTCGACCGCGCCGCGTGCGTCCTTGATCGCGGAGGTCAACTCCTTGACCTTGTCGGGCTGATCCTTCAGCCGCTGTTCGACGTCCTTCTGGATGTCGTCCAGCTCACGGCTCGCCTTTGCCGCCTGGTCGAGCAGACGCGGCTGTTCGTTGAACTGCTCGTTGATCCGCTGGACCCGTTCCTCGGCAGCGTCCGTAAAATCGAGCAGGCGCTGCGCCTCGCGCGCGGCCTTGTCGGCGGAGGTGTCCTTGGGCGGCTTTCGTCCCCCGGAGCCATCACGGCGAAATAGAGGTGAGAGATCACCAGTGTTGAGCGACTTATCCAGCTCCGCAGCCAAGGCCTCCTTGGCATCGGCAGACAAACTATCGATCACTGCTTGGCGGAACTGGTTGGCCGTGATCTCAAGGCCTGTGAAATCGGCTCCCTCACTGCTTTTCAGAACGCGGTCCAAAGCCTTGCGGCGAGCCTCGGGGTCGGAAAGGTCCCTGGCACGCTCAAAGTCCCGCGTGAGGCGTGCGCCTGTTTGATTATAGGCAGCGTCCCGTTCGGAAACGAACCCGCCAGCGGCGGCGATGCTCAAACCGCCACGGCGAAGAACACCCAGGACCGTTTGGTCCCCGGCATTCCCAAACGTGTCCTGCGCGCTCGTCCGCTGCTGCATTGCTTCGGCGCGCAGGTTGATCGCTGTGAGGCGCGCATTGAGAAGCAGCAACTCATTTTGCCGTTCTAGCTTGCCGCTGGTCAGATCAAACATCTTGCCAAGCACGGATTGCGCCTCGGCCAATCCATCCGCTCCCGCAGTTGCGCGATCCTGCGCCTCGGCATTGTCCGACAGGCTGGAAGTTGCCAATCCAATGATGGTGACCGCGCCAAGGAGTGCAGCGCCATAGGGGCCAGACAGAAACGTCATGAACCGCGTGAACTTGCTGGCAGCAGCTCCCTGTGCACCGCCCATCATGGCAAATGCGCTGGTCACCTGGCCGCCCTGCTGGGCGAGGATGACCAGCGGATTGATGCCCAGCGCGAACTGCTGGAACACGTCCTGTACCTGGAAGCCAAGCTGCTGATAGGCGGCGCGCTGTCGGCCAGCGGCAGCGGTATTGGCAATCTTGGCGCGGGTGGCCTCGTCCTGCGCCGCAGCTTCGCCGCGCACGGCCTGAGCGGCCTCACGCTGGGCACTGGACATGGTATTGGTGGCAGCGGTCAGCGCCGCCGCGCCGGTGGCAGCTTCGCGGTTGGCATCGCCGACCTGTTTGACGGCTTCCGAGGCCTGGCGCAGATCCGCCTGGGCGCTACCCTTGTCGACCTCGATCCGGGCGCGAACGACGAGGGTCACCGTGCGGCCTTCCGGGCGATCTGGGCGAGTGCGGCCTGTTCCATCATGCGCAGGTCCAGGAACCGCGCAGGATCGAGCGCGATGCCCAGCATCTGCGCAGTCGGCGGGATCACCCCGTAATCAAGGCCCAGGCACATGCCGGTCATCGCGTGCCGCCGCCATTGCGTGCCGAGCGCAAGGAAGAGCTGTGCCGTTTCGGCTTCATCTGGCAGCAGCTGAATTTCATCCTTCTCTTCCTTGCGCTTCATCCAGGCGGGCAGCTTGGCACTGGCGGTCGCCGCATCATCGGCCATCACAGCGCCACCGCGACCGCCCGCCCAGCGCGCCGCCAGCGCCTTCAGTTTCCCGCGCGCGTCGCCTTTTCGCCCAGCGAGCAGCTGCGATAGGCTTCCAGCACAGCCATGAATGCGCCCGGCACCTTCATGACATCGACCAGGTTGCTGTGGTTGAAGGCGAGAGGCGCATGTTCGTCCTCGACATCCTTCCAGTCTGTGGCGAGCTGCCCGACGAATTCGGCATAGGTTTCCGACAGCGGTTTTTCGCCAGTATCGCTCGCCGTCATCGCGGGAGCGCTGGCCAGCAGCTCCCGGTTGCCGTCGACGTCGCGGACGCGGAACTTGAGGCTGAAGCTCTGCTCCTCGACATCGCCGTCATCGGCGGGAATGGCGACCGTGACTGGCCACCAGACCTGGCGTTCCTTGACTAGCTTGAACATCGTACATCTCCTGTTTCTTGATGGGTTTGGGGGTGAGCAGCGAACCACTCACCCCCGTGCGACCCGATCTGGCTGGTCGCCTTCGGCTGCGGGGTTATTTCGCGGTAATGACCAGGTCGTCGGCTCCGCCGTCCGTGGTGAACAGCAGATCCATGTTGAACATCAGCACGTCGTCCTCAGCGGACTCGGTGATATTGGTGACTTGAACCTTGGTGGCGCTGATCTCGAGGATGTTGCCGGGATCGGTGCCATGGGTCAGCGTGATCGGGATCAGCGCGCCGTTCTCAAGCGAAGCGAGATAATCCTTCGTCGCGGAGGAAGGCGCTTCGATCATCAGCCTGCCGCTAGCGCTGTGGTTGCCACGGCGCACATAGCGCGCGCCGATCAGGCTGCGCAGGTTGATGGCAACCCCGGCATCGATCGTCAGCGAGCGGGTGACAGCAGCAAAGCCATCCAGCATCAGGATCGTGTTGACGTCGTTGACCTCAAGCGGCTCCTGCCAGTCGGTAAAGTCCGCGCCGGTCGGTGCGGAGACGACGCGCGGACTGGCAACGGGCACCAGACCCGTGAACTGCAGATTTGCAAACGGCACCTGACCCGCCGTGAAATCGAGCGAATAGGTACCGCGCGCGCCGATCATCTTGCGCTGCTGATCACCCACCCAGCTATATTCGCTGAGCGAGCCAGCCACCGCACCGGCGGCGGCGAACTTCTGGGTGGCGGAGGTGGTGGCGACAAGCGCCGGCGTGGCCATGCCGCAGGCTGCGAGCAGCTTCATCCAGGGCGGCGCGGTTCCAGCGGTGCCGCTCCCTGCGAGCTCAACCTCATAGGACGATCGCATGCGCTTGTTGGTTGGCTTGCCCTTGCTCGCGCCATAGGCCCGATTATCCAGGTTGCGCTGCAGCTGATCGACCTCCAGCGGGACGATCGAATAGTTGCGCGTCATGATCGCATCATCGGCCAGCGTCGGGATGCTGTCGGTCTTATAAACGGCTTCAGGCTTGGCTGCGACGACGCGGCGGACATCAACCATAAATCTTCTCCATCACCTTGGCGGCACGCTCGCCGTCGCGAAAATCCCACTCACCCGGCTCCAGCGCCGGGTCGGCGATCTCCATCCTCGACAGCACCGCTGCGCGTGCCGGGCCGTTGACAGGCAGACCGAACCGGTCCAGTTCCAGGCCATATGCATTGCGAACCGGGTTGGATGTGGGGGTAAGCCCGCTTACCGGGGCCGTCGCGGCATCCCCTTCATTCGCGGCTTTCTCGCCTCCTTCTCCTGCGGCATTCGTCTGCGGCGCGGGCTTCGCGGTGGCGGCGGCAATGGCATTGGCTTCATCGGCAGGCTTTCTGGGGCCTTTCATCAGATCTTCCTTTCGGTGCGGGATGTTCGGAACTGGACAGCCCAGGCGATGACCTGGCCGTCGGAAATCAGCAGCGCGCCGCCGTCGTAATGGCACTCGCCATTGGCCTCGGGATGCTTCCAGCCCAGCAGCGCGCCGGTGATCGCATCGACATGGGTTTTCAGATCCTCGCGGACCTTGTCCTGGTTGCGTGCCTGGGCAGAAAGGACGACGACGACCTGGAAGCGCACGTCGACCCGCTGGTGGATCGTGCTGGTCCGCTCATTCTGACTCGCTGTCTCGCGGGTCGGGATGACGTACCAGGCTGGCAGCACCGTCGGCGCGGTGCGCAGCGAGGCGAACTCGATCGCGCCGTCGACATGCTTGGCCAGGTTGCGCAGCGGCTTGAGCTGGTCGACGATGGGTTGCAGAGCGATCATTGCTCACCCCCTGCATCGCCATTGAAAGCGGCCTTCAGATGGTCGGTGAGGATCTCGACGGCATTGGCCTGGTCGCTTTCCGATGCGCCGATGTACTGGCGCTTCGGAATAACGATCACAGCAAACGCGCCATAGGCTCGTTTGCTGTTTTCCCGGAAGGGCCGAGTGGTGCCGCCAAAATTATGGATCGCGGCATATTCCGATGGGCCACCTGTATCCTGGACACCAACTTCGGCAAAATCCGGTCCAAAATCATTGTCGAGCTGGTTCCGCAGGTGCCCGTCTTTCACCAGCAGCGCGTTCTTGTTGTCTTGGTCCTTGCGGGGAACCCAAGGCACGCCCTGAGGGTCAACCTGACGATTGAACCGGCTGCGCGTTTCTTCGAGCCAGTGACCGGCGATATCCGACATCGGCTTGCTGAGGTCGCCGACAGCCTCGATCGCGCGCTGCAGCGCTGGCGTGAGTTGATCCTCGAGCTTGATGGTAACGCCGCTCACCGCACATATCCCTTCAGGCGATCGCCATAGACCGGGCGACCTGGCGCGATCAGCACCGGGTCGGAGCTGGTCGAAGGGGCCAGCGGTATGCCGAGCTTGATCTTCCCGCTGCCGATCGCCTCGAGATTGCGCATCGCGATCTTCTGCGCGTCCTCGACATTCTTGGGCAGCTCGCGGCGGTAGAGCCGGGCATGGGCAATGTCGGCGATCGCCATCTCGACCAGTTGCGGCACGCTGGGCAGCGGCAGCGTGTACCGATCGGCCAGATACGCCTCAGCCTGCGCTTGGGCATCGGCCAGTGCGCCGATCAGCATCTTGCGATCGATGCGCCCGTCGCCGGCATCGGTGAGCAGGATGATCTCTTCCAGTCCGAACCGATCGACAAAGGCTTCGATCGACAGCATCGGCGCGCCGCCGCCGGGCATGGTCCAACTGCCGTCCAGCACGGCCAGCTCGATCTGGGTGTCGCGATCGCCGCCAACGGTGCCGAGCAGCGCGGTGATGAGATAGAGCTCGCCGTCGGTGCCACCACCGATCGACAGGCTGGCGCGGCCAGAGGCCAGCGCATCGTCCAGATCGAGCGGCGCGGATCCGCTGACCAGCCCGCGCGCCTCGCTGTTGACGCTGATCACGCTGAGGGCAGGCCCCAGATCCTCGACCAGCGTCTCCTGGGGGCTCTTCAGGCGGCGGATGACGCTCATGCCGCCCACCAATTGTTAAACGCAGCGATCGCCAGATCGAGGCCAATTGCAAGCGCCGCCAGTAAGACCACAAGGCTGGTGATTCCGACGGTCGCGCCAACTGCCTCCAGCCAGCTTGCCCCGACCCGCCTCATCAGAATGAACGTGGCCATTGCCCAGACCAAGATAACCGCGATCCCCATCATCCAGCCTTTGCGGCTTCAGCCATGACGATGAAGGCGGCAACCTGGTCCGCATCGTCGCGATCGACGCTGTCAGCCAGAAGCTGCTGGATGTCCGGCTTCTTGGTGGCAGTGCCCAGATCGAGCTGAGCCGCAACCGCGAGCGCCTTAAGCTGCTTCACGCTGAGCTGGGCGAGTGCAGCATCGATCGGATCGGAGCCATCGGTGGCGACGGCATCATCCGGCGCAGGCTCGAGCGCGCCGAGCGCGACCAGCTCGATCGCATCGTCTTCGTCCAGCTCGATGACAGAACCAGGCATATCTTCGCCCTTGGGTTCGCGGCCGAGCAGGCGGGTGAGAACGGTGTAGAGGGGCATGACTTTCTCCGGCAAGTCGGGAGGGAGAAAACGTAAGGGGCGGGTGAACAGGGAAGCCCGCCCCTCACGCCAGGCTGCACAACGGGATCAGAATGCGGCCTGGAACAGGAAGCCGGCGTCGGCGCCGACCAGCTCGGCGGAGAACTCGTCCAGGACGGCGTTCTTCCAGCTGCGGATGTCGCCGTCCCATTCGACGGCCTCGACCAACGGGTGATTGGCCAGCTGATAGGTATAGCCATAGCTGGGCAGCGGCATGGCGCGCATGCCTTCCGGCGGCACATAGGCCAGGATCACGTCGCCACCCCAGACGTCCACAGTGGTGGCATCGTCAGTGTCGTAGATCGCATCACCCGACACGACGTTCTCGATGTCGAAATACGACTGCAGCATCTGCATGGTGACGGCCGAGCTGTTCGTGTACTTGAAGTGATCGAGCAGCTTGGGGTGCTTCTGCAGCGAGCTGGTCACCGCGCCGCCGAGTACCAGAGTGTTGGGGCGACGGCCGATGCGCTTGCGGATCACTTCCTTGGCATCGAACACCTGGGTCTTTGGGTCGCTGTCCGGATCCGACCACTTGTTATCGCCGGTCAGCGCGACCTTGTTGGTCGAGGCATAGCTGGCTGCGTTGCGCGCGACCTGAGCCTGCTGGATTTCCTTTTCCAGGGCGATGACCGCCAGCACGGTGTCGACACCGGTCTGCTGCAGGTTGATGCCGGGGATAGCGCCAGCCTCTTCCTGGTGCTCGATCGGGATCACGCTGGCCAGCGCTTCCTGGTGCAGGTTGACCGACTTGCCCTCGTACCCGAATTCGAGTCGGGCGATTGCCGAGCCAGGCGCACGGCGAGTGCGGCGGCGACGGAAGCTGGAGCGGTCGAACTCGATCCGCTTGGCCGCGCGCGTCGGCATTGTCACGGTGGGGAAAAGGAAGCGACCGATCATCTCAGCATTGGTGTAGCCGCGAGCGTGATTGGTCAGGATGGGATCGACAACGCGCGCCTGGGCAGCGTTCATCTGTTGGCCGATGGGCATGGATTGGGTCTCCGAAATGGTGGGTTTGCGCCGATGGTGAAGGGTCAGCGGGCAGGCAGCGCGCGCCGGCCCGCTGGGGTTCGCGAATTACGGGGTGAGAAACATCTCGATGATCTTGCCGTCGCCGGACGCGGCCTCGAGCGCGTAGCCCAGGATCTCGCCACTGCCGCCCTGGGCGATGGCCTTGCCGGAGGCATCGGACTTGATCGGACCACCGACTGCAATCGCGCCACCGGCTTCCACCTTGGTGGTGCCCAGCGCGTTGACGGCAACGGCATCGCCAGCTGCGGCGGCATATTGCGCGACGCCGAATGCCTTTGCGCCTGCGCCGCACACGGCCCCGGCAAAGGTGACGAAGCGATTGGCGGCCAGCGCGGCGGCAGCGATGACCGTCGGGGAGAAGATCGGGGTACTCTGCATCGGGGTTTCCTTCAGGTTGAAACGGGTTTGAAAGCGGGCTGCGCGCCGATCAGGCAGCGCAGCCCTGCAGCGGCATCAGCGCGCGAACGTCAGACCTGGGCCTGGCGAACGGCGTCCATCCAGGCCATGTCCGGCTTCTCGGCATGGATCGCCTTCGCTCGATTGAAGAGCTCGACCTGGGCGGGATCCACCGAATAGCCCGGAGGCGCGGCGAAACTGGCGAACTTCGCCTTGGGATCGCCATCCTTCGGGGCCAGCTCGGCAAAGCTGACCAGCGGCTTTGCGCCGCCCAGCAGCTTCTTGAGCGCGGCGGCGGGCGGCATCTTGTCAGCATCGCATTCGCCGAAGCTCACCGGCTCGCTTGTCTCGCCGAGCTGGTCGAGAACGCCGACCAGCAGGCCCTTGCCGGCAGGGGCAAGCGTGCCGTTGGACACCATGCCCTCGGCAAAGCTCACATGGTCGGCATGGCGGGCGTCGCGCGCCGCCTTGATCGCGGCGTCCTCGCGCGCCTTGATCGCGGCCTCGCGCTCGTCCAGCTCGCGCTGGCGCTCGGCGAAATCGACAGTCTTGTCGTCGGTCTTGGTGGTCACGTTGGAAGTCTCCTGGCTGGGATCGTTGTCGGGGGATTCGTGCAGCGCGAAGCTGACCAGGCCGTCGGCGTCGCCCTCGGCGAGCGAGACGGTGCCCAGGCCT